TTGAACTTTTTTCCTAGCATTAGTTCTTATATATTGCTAGTGAAAAAAGTTCTAAATACTTATTAAAAAAGAAAAAAATAGACAAAAATATGCTTACCATAAAATACCTACATAGATTTTATGGTAAAATAATGGGTTTTCCTACATCCTCGTCTGATGCACGTTTTTTAACACGTTTTTAAAAGTATTTTGTAATTTTTGTAGAAATTTTTTATTTTTTATAAAAATTTATGAATATAATTTGTATTTTATATTGATATAAATATTTTTTAATGATTGATGTTTTTTAAATTAAATTAACTCATTTAGTTAAAAAGAGTTTAAAATTATTGTATATATATATATATAATATATAATGCCAAAATATACTTGTGAACGCTGTTTAAAAGATTTTAAACAAAAATCACACTTTGACAAACATAAAAAAAACAAAAAACCTTGTCAAAATAATAAAGGTAAAATAGAAGAGGTTGTTGAAAATTTTATTATAAATAAAAAATTGATTACAAATGATACTATCACTAATTCCAATATTGAAATGAGCAAGTATATAGAGGATTTAATTAAAAAAAATAATTGTATAGTAGATGATATTAATCAACTATTTCACAACGAAGGTATTGAATTTACAAAACGATTAGAACTAGTAACTAGTATTATCAATTATATTTTTAGAGGTTTGGAACTTACGAATGAAATAGATATACCTTTAAAAAATAAACTCATTGATATTTTAAAAAAAACAACAATGGATAAAAATGAATTAATTCAAAAAGTCTTTATGTTTTACGGTAATAAAACACTAAAGGTCGAATTAGATCAATTTTATACACCTATAACAATAGGCCGTTTTATAATCGATTTATGTATACCTGGAAAAAAAATAATTGACCCTGCTTGTGGAACAGGTGATTTAATTGTTAATTATAGTGGTAATATAACTTTATGGGACGTAAGTCATGATGTAATTAAGATTTGTGAATTAAATTATAAACTAAATGCCAAGAAATATGAAACGACATGTATTAATAGTATAAAATCTTATGATAGGGATAATAATGTATATGACTATTGTTGTTTAAATCCACCGTTTGGAAGTTCTACAGTAATTACAGATACAGATTTATTAAATAAATATGAATTAGGTCGTAATAAATCAAAAGAGGAAATTGGTATATTATTTATTGAACGAGCAATTAATCTATTAAAATACGATGGGATTGCATTTATAATAGTACCAAACGGATATTTGGGAAATTCGTCAAAAAATACAAAACAATTGCGCAAATATTTATTATCATTTAGAATTATATCTATCATTGAATTACCAAACAATACATTTTCCAGAAGTGGAACAGGAGTGTCAACAAGTATGATAATTATACAAAAACGAAAAATGACAAACCCATATAATATTTTTATTAAAAAAATTATCAATATTGGATATGTTCTCAATAAAAAAAACACTCCGTTCAAATATAAGACAAATAATGGTAACTATATTTTAAAAGATGGAAACCCTATTCTTGATAATGATTTAGAGGATTGTTTTAATGAACTGAATTATTTTATTAATAACGAAAAAATATCTAATATATCAGACAATTATTGCTATGATAACAGAGTATTAGATATTGATATTATAAATACAAATAAATTGGATAAAGATATTTTGGATATAAATAGATATTTATCTATTTATACAAATACAGTAAGTAATTATGTATCCTTAAATTGTTCTAATATTGAAAAATATATTATTCCAAATGTAAGTGGTAAATTTGTCATTGTTAAAGAAAAAGAATATATTTATCTTGATACAAAGCAAATTACATCGCCTATATACAGTAAAAGTAATCTCTTGTATGGTTACGAATTACCAGGAAGAGCTAAAATAATGTTAGAAAAATACGACATAATTGTTTCTAAATTGAAAGGTAAAATTGCATTTGCAATGATATTAGACGATGTTGATAATATTATTTGTACAAACGGATTTACATTATTAAGACCTATCGATTATAAAAGTGCTATTATTATATTTGCTAATTTATTTAGTGTTGAATTTAAGATTCAACACAACCATATATGTACAGGTAGTATAATGGCTGGTATTTCAGAAAATGATTTAAAAAATATTTATATTGATGGTAATGTAGATGTATCTAAGTATGAAAAGGTTATTAATGCACTTATGATTATTAATTCTGAGTTGTAATTGACAAACTTTCATAGGTTTCTTTGTCGATTATTCCATTTATCCACATTAAACGAATACCATCATTCATTCTATCGGTTTCGGAATAACCACCTTGACGCCTATTGCAATCACCATGTCCCCAATACATATTTCTAGATAGAAATCTATCGTTTGGATTTCTGTGACAAATTTCAATATAATTTTCACATGACTTATATTGTGAGGAATATTTATCAATATTAATTTTTTCACCACAGTATTTGCAAGTATGTTCCTTTTTATGAATAGATGGAATTATTTTTTTAGTTTCTTCAAATGATACGTCATCAATACCTTCGAAATTTAAGATTTGATTGATCAATTCATTTATAGTAATAATCAATTCAGATGGAAGACAAAAATCCTTTGGTCTAATTCCCAAAGGAGCTGGATAAGATTTGCTGTTTTTGAAATTCTCATATGTAATATCAACAGGAGGACACCATCTACAATTTCTATTGAAAATTTCATTTCCAAATCTCTTGTGTGGTGAAAGGGTTATTTCTCCGTTTTTAAATTTATAGTACTCTGCGATTGTTATATAAGGAGCTCCCTGGCTTTGTATCAACTGGAAAAGTTTATCATCAATAATTTTTTTGAGACATTTGTCTACTTTTTCATTATCCATAATTTTTTTAATTTTTTTTTCTAGATTATTTACTTCTTCCCTCATATCAAATTCGCTTATATTAATAGGAATTGGATATGCGTCTAGATGTAAGTAACCATTACTATCTGGATTAATTTCCATAAAATCTCGATTAAAATCTTCGTGACTAATATCGAATTCCCTATTTTTGGCACTAGTAAATGCGTTCAACGTTACTAATTTACTATCATATTTAGTAACGATACAAGGTACACCTTCAATCTGAAGATATTCTTGATTTTTTGAATACCCTGTTCTGGTTTTGTAATTATGTAGAGCTGTACGATTCGCAACACAATATTTGCTAATATTGTGTTGCGAATTTGGCATAATTACAGGAGTTGTTGTTTGTGGTGGGATTGACATTGTTGATTGCTCGTCTGTCATATTATTTTGCATCAGTGTCACTTGTTGCGTGTTGTTGTTCATGGTACACAATCATATTGTTTGTTAAAATTCGATTCAATTTTTTTTCAGTGTTTAGCTCGGCATTTAACGTGTTGTTCAAGTTGAATTTTGACACAACTCCCTCTTACGTTATTGTATCCGTATTGCACTATATATTTATTGGTGTATAACTGCTCTATTTCGTTGGCTAAAAATCCAGGACAACTGTCTAACACTTTGCATTTAATCGGTTTAAATTTTTTTGTTACGCGTGCACCGTCGCCAGAAAAATGTTGTTTCATACGTTTTTGAACATTTCCGGTTTTTCCTATGTAAATCTTACCATCTTCCAAATCTAATTTGTAAATAAATGTTTTCTTGTTAATGTCATTTGTATCGTATATGGATTGCGATTCGTACATTGGAGCCCCCGTTTTTGCATATCCTTTGGGATTTTTAATATACTCACCATTTTGCGTATAATATTTTTGCGACATTTCCTTATTTTAAAGTTATTAATTTCTTTAAATAAAGATTTATTAAATTGATATTATTAAACAGTATTCATGATTTTATTATATTCCTCCTCATATCATTAAAAATATATATATATATATATATATATATATGTCTGTAAATGACCTTTCAAAATATGATGAACAACAAATCAAGAAATTATTGAGTGACCTAATACAACATCTACCAAATGATCCGGATTATCCAATACCTGATCTGGGAGAAGGAATATTGAAATATTGGTGTAAAAATACGACTAATTATAACGAACTTATAGATTTTTATTTAAAAAAAAACAAAAGCGATAAACCCATTAACGAAAGGGTAGTTGATATAGTATTAGAAGGAATATTTCCCTATATTATGTCTTTTCAAGAATTTTTTACTAGTTACCATATTAAAGATAATGTAACTGGGAAATGTGACAAAAATAATTTTAACGAAACTGATAATACTAAAAGGGTTGGTCCATTATTATTGGACAATTTACAAAATGGAACAACTTTTAAACTAAGTGATGACTATTGTTACGATTTGAAGGAACTGTATGGTATTCAACCTTCTAACAGACGTTTCATATCTCCTATTACAAGAAAAGAGTTTGATGTTACGGAACAAATATTTCTCACAATATTAAAATCATTAAACTCCAATCAAATTTCTAGTTTAAATGTTAATTTCTCAGTAGCAGGAATGAAAAAAAACAAGAAAAATAAATCAAAGCGTAAAAGAAAACCCATGTATAAAAGAAAATCTCTTCGTAAAAATAACAATGCGCTACTTAAGAAGAGAAGAAGAGTAACTCGAAAGCGTATATAAAAATTAAAATAAAACCATATTATATAATGTATGAAGTCACCATTGCTTTAGATATTTATAAAAAAAATCCTTCGAGAAATTTAGATCTTTATAATATTCCAAATATTCCAAGATTCAATGCAAAATTATCTGATAAAATAAAAACTTTAATTTCTCTTCTTGAAAGTGATTACTTAAATCCATTAATGTATATAACAGGATGTAACGAGTATGATTGTCCTCAAATTGAGATTAAAATTTTGAAATATAAATTAAAGACGAAAACTAATGTTTCTCCAGTTGCAAGGGATGTTATAATTTCTTTTTCTGTGAATAATAATTTCGATGAGCTTATTGATGATGCGTTCGTTAATTATACTGGAAAATGGTGGGAAGAATCACCTTTCAATAAACAAAAGGAAGACATAACTATGGAAGATAAAACCAGATATTTGTTTGATTTATTGTTTTCTGACCCAGTATTATTTTTTTACGATATGGAGGCTGAACACGGAGATAGAGGAGATTTATTTGCTGAATATAGAAATGATAAATACTTATTTGGTGGTGAAGTAGTAAAAGTTAAGGATTTACATAAAGAAATAGGAAAACGAAATGTGACTCTAAGTAAAAAAATTTCTAAAAAAATTGGTACTGCTGACCTAACCGGAGACATTTCAAAATTTCTACCACATACAGATAAATTAGACAAATATGAATATATAACCGCATTTAATAGAGGTAAGGGCACAAAGGGACGAGGCACAAAGGGACGAGGCACAAAGGGACGAGGCACAAAGGGACGAGGCACAAAGGGACGAGGCACAAAGGGACGAGGCACAAAGAAACGCCGTAAATATTGTCGTTAATAAAATAAAAATATATTTCATTCGTTTCTTAAGAGAGATATAGTAAACAATTTAAATATTAAATTGTTTACTGATTATGATGTGTTCATTTTTCAATAAAAATCCACGAATAAACATATGGAAAAAGGTATATAACGAAAATCCGGTTGATTTTAATTCGCGCCTAACAAAAGTATATGAAATTATTTCTATTACGACTGCTATTATGAGTGGTTTATCTGTAAGTATTATGGGAAAAACTAACGAAGATAACATTCCATTGTTAATAGTCTCCACATTGGCTATTTGTCTCTCTTTATTTACACTTATTTTTAGTATAATAATTATTACGATGACTAATGCTACGGAAACAAAGAATTATTTGATTTTTATAGAGGATTGGTCAGGAAGCTTTATATTTCCAGTAATAGGTGTTATTCTTTCTTCAACACTAACATTAGTGTCCTTATTATTATATATTCCGTATGAAATTAGAATTTATATATTACCAATAGTTATCATTGGAATACTGATGATGTTAATATTTTATTGCAAAATAAGAACAGCTATTTTTAATTATAGTAACAAATAATGTGATTTATAATAAATGTATTAATTTAGTATTTTCTTCAAGAAGAATCCTCGCATATTCTCTCCAACGACCATAATAGTAAAGATTGAAACACAGTATCCTATACAAATACTCGAAATGATAACAACATCTCCTACGATTCGTTTAATATAATGCATCATATATGTCTAGTAATAATATGTATAATTTTATTTAATTTATTTAAAATAACGACCTAGAGGTTCATCTCCTGCAAACATAAATATAATGTATAGTATGGTATACGTAAGACATAAAGCGATAATATGAAAGATTATATTATCGTTTGTATATGACATTAAAATTAGTTGAGATAAACATACCATAATTACAAATAGCACATCGTTAATGAATGTATCGATAGCAAACATTATTTTCTATTATTTAAATTGATACATTTTTATTTCAATTTATTAAAAAAACTTTAAATGGCGAGATCCAACGCAATACAAATAAAGAATAACAACAATAAAACTATAAAAATAGCAGCTATTATTATAGACAATCCATTTACATTGCAGGATGTAAAATCATCATGATGGTTCTCAATTACCGTAACTGTCTCAATTTCCGGTCCATGAATCTCGACGATAATTTTTTCTTCATTGCCTTTACAATAGGGACATCCTTCTACACGTAATGGATAGGATTTACGATACTTATCGTAACAAATTTTACACACTTTATGAGCATCAATATTACATAGTTTAACAAGTTCATTATCTTCTTCACACCACGAACAAGTCATATAATATAACTTATATAGCATCATTTAATTCACTTAAATAAAGATATATAGATAAAACAGTATTATAATAAGATGAAACTACGCCAATTTTCATTTATTATGACTGCATTAAAATATCGTAATATGAATCTATTAATGTCTTCAAAACTGGCGCGAGACTCGTTTGTGGGTTCGTGGTATGTTAGAGAGAATAATCGCAAACAAATGATTCATTTGAAGCCACAGGGTGTGATTTATAAATCATCTATCAAAAATAGCGACTATATAGGATATTGGGAAACAAAAGACGATTTTTTTTATTTTAATTTACGCGATAAAAATATAGAAAAAAAGTATTATGGAAAAATATTCAATAATACGCTGAATATTAGTGGTCATGTTTGCGAAGGAATCACGTCACCCTATTATATTAATAATTTCACAATGACTCCTGTTTTCAAACAATTTCACAAAATCTCATTTATGAACGAAACGGATACGTCTACGTATTTGAATCAACACAATGTTACTGGTAAATGGTTGTTGGAAAACACGCATACGAATAAGTTATATTTATTGGAATTACATTTGAATAATACCTGGAATAGTGTGAATTTAAATTACACAAATAAAAAATTACACGGAAAATGGAATTTATTTAATGAAACGAATGAAATAAATACTAATAGTGCAATTAAATCTAATGGGAAAAATATTTGGTTGAATATTCGTAAAGAACATGACCAATCATATGTAACATATGATATAATATTTCTGGGTAAAATTGTTCAATTAGGTAATATGTATTATGCAAATGATGATAAGATTATTATTTCGTCAAAAATAAACGGTTCGGTAGTATATGGCTTTGATATGGAACCAGAAATAAGCGAAACATTTTATATGAAACGTTGGTATAATTAATTTATTTTCAAGAATAAGCGTAGCAAAATTGCTCCCTTTTTAAAGATTTAATAATAATAACTCCAAATCCAACAGTTAACCAAATACTAATTATAATTATCAGATCATTAATAATTTCATTATAGGAAGCCATATAATATATTTACAAATTGTATATTTAATTTATTTTAAATATCTCATAATTCGTTCACTATCATAATCAGGACTTCCCATTTTAAAATTAAAAAGTTTCTCGAATTCTAATTTTTTATATTGTATATAAGGTTTATAATATTTGTAAGTATCATCAGACGCATACCATACAATAAAGGGCCTACCCGACATATCATTGGAAAGCATTTGCATTGTCCATATTAAATTTAAATCTTCAAATTCTTCATTAGATATAATGTCAAACTCTTCCATATTATAATTAATATATAAAATCAATTTTAAATATTATAAAAAAAAAGATTTAATATTTAATTATACTATAGTTTAATAATATGGTGTTCAAATCATTTTGGATATTTATATTTACTATTCAAAACACGCATTCATTGATACCTGGACGTATTTCAAAGATTAATCCATCAGATAGGATGAAACACCTCGAATTAATTTGGAAAATTAGAGAGGAAATAGACGAATGCGATGTTTCAAAAGGAGAGATTTGTGGTGGTGTCTGTGAAAATTGTGATGGGAATGGTGATGTTCCATGCGAGTATTGTGGTGGCACTGGATTTCTAATGTTGGGTGATGATTTAATTGGTACTAACAATGATTGTCCTGTCTGTAAAGGGACTGGTATGACAGAATGTAAAAAGTGTATGGGTGCCGGATACATTGTAGAATGGATAGAACATTATGAAAAGTAACATTAACGATTTTAATTCAATATCATTAATAAATTTTGAATGATATTGAAATTTAATATAATATTTTTAACGCCCTTGATAAAATCCATTACCACTGTATCTATTGGGTTCAAGATATGGTGGTGATTTTACTACTGCTGGCGGTTCATATAGAATTGTATCCTCTTTGACAGTTGAGGATTTATTAGGTCCACTGTAAAATCCACTCGCTGTGTTTCGATAAGAACGACCTGTATTTACATTTTGTGTATTTAGACTGTCCGGATTTTCAGTGACAGGATTTGTTTTTTGCAGGGATTTTCTGTATTCTTCGTATAACCCTTCTGTAGAATATTCCTTCTTTTCAACAGTAGACGCAGGAGCAGGCGGTGATACAGGAGAAACAGGCACAGGAGAAACAGGTGCAGGCGCAGGAGAAACAGGCACCGGATAAATAGGCGTATGAGCATATCTGGACATAGCTAGCGCATTATTACTTTGCGAGGCGGTTGGCACTGAAACTGATGAAGGGGGTGATGGTGCCGGTGCTGATACAGGAGTAGGTGCTTTAGCATATCTGGACATAGCTAGCGCATTATTACTTTGCGAGGCGGTTGGCACTGAAACTGATGAAGGGGGTGATGGTGCCGGTGCTGATACAGGAGTAGGTGCTTTAGCATATCTGGACATAGCTAGCGCATTATTACTTTGTGAGGCGGTTGGCACTGAAACGGATGATGGGGGTGCTGGTGCCGGTGTTGTATATGCTGATGGTGGTGGTGCATAAAGAGATGTAGGTGCAGGTGCTGGTGGTGCAGGTGCTAGTGCTGTCTGTGTATATACTGGTGCAGGTACTGGCGGCATATATACTGGTGCTGATGCAGGCGGCATATATACTGGTGCTGATGCAGGCGGCATATATACTGGCGCAGGTGCAGGCGGCATATATACTGGTGCTGATGCAGGCGGCATATATACTGGCGCAGGTGCAGGAGCATAATTTTGTGTATCTGTTAAAGATCTTCTGTAATCTTGATATAACCCATCGCTGACATGTTGCTGTTGATTCGTCATTTGTTGAGGATTAGAATATCTAGTAGTAGACTGTAGATAATCATTATATCCTATATTTTCATTATTATTTGAGTTACCTTCGTAAAAACCACCGTTGGTATTTTTAATCTTTGCTACGATAGGTATAATTGCAGTTTTTGTTCTCTTGTAAACATTACTACCGATGTTTTTTGTCATACTTCTTGCACGTTTCCAAAATACATTAGGATTAAGACTTGAAACATTATGAAAAAATGCTGTATTTACTAGTGTAAATAATAGAATTCTTTTCATTATTATACTATAGTCAAGGTATTTCTTTAATACAACTTATCTTTATATTTAATCTTCCTCATCAGTGTAATCGTACGCTTCTACTTCTAATTCACTGTCTTCTAGAGATTCATCTTCGCTGTCATCTTCGCTGTCATCTTCATAATCTTCGTCGACCGAATTTTCGTCTTTATCACTGTCTGTACTGACTACAAAACCATCTTTTAAATAACCGGCTTTCGTTTTCATTTCATCAGGAACATTTTCCAGCTCGTCTTCGCTGGGGTCTTCCTCACTATTAAGGTCTTCGAATCCCCCAAATAGAAATTCATATACTTTTTCCCACACTTCGATGGTAAGATCAATAATATTGTCGTCATCATCCACTCGAATCAACGCACACGTTCCGAAATATAGCTCGGTATCGACTGGTGGAGGAAAGTCGTATTTATTCTCCGTATTTGCACGAGCACTGTTTTTTGCCCATAATTCAATATTGTAAACTTCCTCTTCAATAGCAATATTCCATATTGTGCGCTTATCGAAATCATTATTATTCTTGAAACCACATTTAATATGTAAAATCTCTCTAGATAAATCTTTAATTTTAGTTTGTTTCACATCACTGTTTTTATTAATTAAAACAATAGTTGTCATGTTGTTAAAAGTATAGTTAATAGGTTTAAATAGTTTAATTCTTATATATAAAATGAAAATCTATATGAAAAATATCGATTCAAAAAATATTGATATTAGATTAATAAATGAATATAAATGTAAAACTGAAAAGATTACATTTATATTGTCTCTAAATGGCATTATTAGAATTATGAACAATAAATTAATACAAATCAATATAATAGATAAAGAGCCAAAAGAAGTAACTATTAATAATCACGAATTTATTTGTGATGAAAGCAGATTTATCAATAATTATGAGGTATATCAAGTTCCAGTAAATCATTATGTAGAAGACATCACCACCACATATTATCGTTTGAGGCCAAACTCACGATTATATTTTGTAGTGGAGCACAAAGACGAACAAATAAATAACGTTTATTTTTCTACGGATGAAAAAATAAATATGGGTTACATCCATGAAGATATAAATACGTTTTTTACGTTATTAAAGATTATTTGAAATATATATTATGTTTTTATGGACAATTAAGTGGATAATAATTTCGATTATTTTAATTCTGTTAATACACAATATATTTAATTATTTAAAAGATTCACTCACTGTTCCTAAAACGCGTGATTTAGTTACAAAAATGGATTATCGATACGAAGAATTGAATCAAACCGTTCAAAATGCACAAGTAACTGAAAAAAAGGAACCAGAAGATAATATGAAAGATGAACTGCAACAATATTTGAACAATATGAATAATAACGACGAATCAGTTACTACTATAGATAACATTATTAATTTAAATAAACCGGATTAAAGAAAAGACATTTAATAATATAAAATGTTCACAGACGAAATAAAAGAAAATATTTTAAAAAGATTTCCCACTATAGAACTTTCTTATGATAAGGTATTACATAATAAAGTTTATGCAGATTTATTTATGGTTATACCAAAAGGTCCAAAAGCATTTTTATGGTTTACATACGTGGAAAATATGAATGTTGCAATATTGTTGTTGTTGAATAAGCAAGGAAATGTGAAAAGCCTAGATATATATCCAGTTTGTTTTGATGATGATTTGTCGCTTGGAACATTGTTGTATGGAACGTTTTTCGACATTAATTCATATCATCACTTTAGTTGTGAAGATATATTTACATACAGAGGAAGGTCTGTAAATAAATGTCGGTTGAAGGAAAAACTAAAATTATATGAGAAAATATTCAAATATGATATTTTACAGCGATCATATAACAAAAATTTTATAATTGTAGGCATGCCTCTATGGACATCTAGTTATATGAATGCTATTAATATGGTTCAGACTTTGCCATATAAGGTTTATGCAATTAAATCATATAATATGAGAGACAACAATGGTCGTCCATTGGGAATTAATTTATATAAGGAAAGAGTGAAAATAGAAGGAATATTTAAGGTAAAAGCAAGTATTGAATCGGACGTCTATAATTTATATTGTAGTGATAATAAGATATATAATGTTGCTGCAATTACTAGTTACAAACAAAGTGTAATGTTGAATTCCATATTTAGAAAGATAAAGGAGAATATCAATTTGGATTATATTGAAGCAAGTGATGACGAGGAAGATTTTGAAAATGTGGATGACGATAAGTATGTGGATTTGAATAAATGGGTATTAATGAGATGCGTCTATAATAAACATTTTAAAAAATGGGAACCTATTGAGGAAGTGAAAAAGAATGAAAAAATAATAAATAAGAACGATGCTTTACAATTAGAAAAAAATAAATAGTATATATATAATGCCTCATTGTGATAACCATGCTTCATTAGTTGGGGGTAAAAGCTGCGGTGCCCATGCTTCATTGGTTGGGGGTAATCAATTAGGTGGAAATCGTTACATTAGACACAGTAATCGTAAAATACACAAAAAGAGACGCAAGACTTTACGTAAATTTCTCTCTAAGAAAAGACGTAGTTTATTAAAAACGTTAAAGCGCACATTTAAGTACAAAAAGAGTAATAAAAAGCGCAAGTCAAAGCGCCGTCCAACAAAGAAGCGTCGCCCTATGAAAAAGCGCATGCGCGGTGGTGCTCCTTTAAGTCCGGCTTTATTTTCGAATGAAGCTGCTCGCGTCGACCCGAATATTATTGATTCAGCTACATATTCGGTCGGCGATAACTTAAATGGCGAGTCGGCATTAGCCAATCCGCCTCCAGTTGTTCGAACAAACGGATGTTTAGTCTAATTAATATGAATATAAAAATATTGATATTAATAATATAAATGAGTTCAACTGATTATTGGATTATAGACGATGAAATAGTTCCAATGGTAGTAATATCAAACAATATTCATACTGTAGAAACGGACGATGTGTATTGTTCAAGATGTAATAAATTGTTTATTCGCGAACCCAACGTTAAAAAAGGAACCGCTCCTTATTATCGATGCAAAGAATGTCTTGGTGTGAAAACAATGATAAAAGATTTCATATATAGCTGTAATATAATGTGATAAATATTAGAAAATGCTAATAATAATTATATTAGCATTTATAATAACAATATATATATAATACTTATTTTATTAACACCATTTAATTTTATAAAAGTATGCCGAAAAAATGCATGTTTTTAATTCTATTTTGAAAAATTTAAAAAAAAAATAAAAAATTTTTAAAATTTTCGAAAATAGAATTAAAAACGCGAAAAAAAACGTGCATGAGACTGATATGTAAGAAAAACGCAAAAAAACGGAAAAAATGATGTAGGTATTTTATGGTGTAAAAAAAATGCCGAAAAATTTTATAAAAAAACGGAAAAAATTTAGAATTTTTATATAGCATTATTTTAAGAATTTATGCTATATAAAATTCTAAAAAATTCTAAGGAAAATTTATATTGTGAAAAATGTGATTATTATGCTAATAGAAAAGGAGATTTTAAAAAACATTTACAGAGCAAAAAACATAATGCTATACAATGCTATACGAAGGATTTAGAACACCAATTAACGTGTGAGTGTGGAAGGGTTTATAAACATCGTTCTAGTTACTATCGTCACAAAAAGAGTTGTGATTTTATGAAGGTGGGTTGTGAAACACAAATAACTAAATCAGAGACTGGTAGTGGAAACGAATCATCCGAAGTAATAAATTTATTAAAACATGCCATGAATGACAATAAAAAACTGCAAGAACAATTAATTAATATGCAAAAAGAACACAATGAAACCCTTCATAAAATAATTCCTAAAATAGGAAATACTACAAACAATACTCATAATAAAATTATTAATGTGCAAATGTTTTTACATGAAAAGTGTGCTGACGCAATGAGTATCCAGAATTTTGCCAAACAAATAATGATTACTATGGATGATCTAAATAAGAATAAACCTGATTGTATAAGCAATGTAGTGTTAAAAAACTTAGAACCACTTTCGATAACAGAACGTCCCTTCCATTGTACTGATATAAAAAATAAAGAATGGTATGTTAAGGATGAGAATGTAGGATGGGAAGAAGATAATGGAGAGAAAATAATAAAAAATACAGAAAATGCAATACAGAAAAAGTGGATTGATGAGTTTCAGGAAAAATATCCAAATTGGAATATAGATGATAATCTAAAAGAAAAATTTGTGTTAATAGCCGGATCAACCACAAGTGAATTATCAGAAAAATTAAAAATAAAATTAATAAAAGAATTGGGAAAGGAAGTTACATTAACAAATAATGAAATGAATAATTTATAGGATTATTGTATTTATAGGATTATTGTATTTATAGGATTATACAATTTATAGTTTAATCATACATTTGCCTTTTGGAATTGACTTCTTAGGAGTATAGGATTCTTCTGTATCGGAGTCGTTGTCTTCTTTGGCTTTTCTACATTTTTTTTTGGTTTTATCCTTTTTATTTACAGGAATGTATTCATCCAACCATTTGTTGTTTATGTAATTAACGTTATTTGATTTAATAATTTTATAATTATTTTTGATATAAAATTTTTTTCGTTTACACCATTGACGCTCGTATACTTCGTGACTGTCGACAATATCCACTACTAATGGGCGTTCGTGTTTCACACGCAATATGCGTCCAACTGCCTGTTCAATGTCTGTTTTAGGCGTAGCCATAATGAGTGTGCTGAGCGTTTTAATATCAAGTGCTTCGGATGCCATCGAATACGTTGCTATAATGACTTTTTTATTTTCACTTTGTTTTAGTGCTTCTTCTTTCATACCGCCAATATAGTAACCCACAGACGCAATATTACGTTCTTCGATAGCATTATATAAGTATGTTAATAGGCTCTTATTGTGTGCTAAAATCATTATTTGTTGGTCGTCTTTTTCCTTCAATTCAGTTTCTAATACTGTTAATATGAATTCGCTACGAGGAACGTAATCACACAATTTAACAATCATACTACTGTAAGCCACGTTTCCTCTGTAATCGGTGATTTGTTCGTTAAAATCATGGTCGTTTGTATTATATGTAATCGATTTTACCAATACAAAATCGTCCGTATCGCGTTTTACTGAGAAGACAATCTCTCCTAAAAACATCTTAAAAACCTTTGTAAGCCCGTCTTTTCGGTTCATTGTAGCGCTTAGACCCAACATATGTTTTGTGACTATAGATAGCAAAGAGCGACTAAATACTTCTGAGCTAATATGATGACATTCATCGACGATTGTGAGACCGAAGCTATCAAAAATACCACTAGGGTAAGTTTTAGTGGATAGTGATTGTAACATACCGATTACAATATCTTTATCTTCGATATCAATAATTTGCCCCTGTATTTTGCCTATACGAGCGTCGGGAAGAAACTGTTCGATGCGTTCAATCCATTGATTCATTAGGAATGATTTATGAACAATAACAAGAGTTTTCAGTTTAAGTGTTCCTATAATATTAAGAGCTATGATGGTTTTTCCGTATCCACAAGGTAGCTCCAATAATCCACCACCACCCATATGTCCAATTTTACTAACATATGTATTTACAACATTTTGCTGATAATCTCTCAAACTGCCATTAAAATTTATATTTACGCTTGTTCCATCCGGAATTCGAGATTCATCGGGTTCGCCGTAATTATCGAAACCGAAGAATCGAGGAATATACAATTTTTTAGGTGATTCACGATATATATAAAACGCAGGTGGTTGGACTGGTGATTTAGGAATATAAGGTTTTACTGTAAGTTGTTCACGCAACCAATGTTGCTCCTCGACGCTAATATTTTCTTTGAAAATGGAATAACCTTTTTGTCCCAAATACGTGGCCACTTCATCGGATGTTTCTTCAGCCATATTAAAAATATAAATTATATTATAATTCATTCAATTTTTATTCTATATTTACAATTAATTATCTATAATTATGTTATATGAAGAGTTTTAATAAGCTACTTAAGGGATTAAAACAACAAGAATTAGCCATTTTAGTTGTATTTGTAATCTATGTTTTATTAGAAATAAAAACACCCAAACCTATTGCCGAATTATCGGATAATATATACGGAAACATATTCGTAATTGTGATTGCTTTAATGTTTTTCTTAAATAATAAACCAGTAGTTGGTATATTTGGTTTAGTTGTAGCCTACATTTTCATTAAGAGATCTAGTGTAGGAAATGGGACACATGCTATGCGCAGAAGCTTACCTTCGGAGAAGAAGAAGATTCAAGATTTTGCTAGACACAATAGTTTTCCAGTAACATTAGAGGAGGAGGTTGTATCTAAAATGGCTCCGTTAGTTGGCCCTTCCACAGGTGTAAATGTTAACTTCAAACCAGTTTTAAATGATACCCACGATGCTACCGTTCTTTAAATACAATAATCGAATAATACAATAATCGAATAATACAATAAAATAAATACTTTATTACTATTTATTTTATTTAAATTCTACATTTTTGACTGGATCGCTTACTGAATTAGCTACTTTGTTTGTTTTTTTGAAAATGAATGAAAATACATAATACAAAAGAATTATAATTAACATACCTACAACGATTTGAACAATAGCTTTATTAGCTAAATTTGCCATTTCTTTTTCAGACAATCCTAGTGGCGAACGAGAGGGTGGTTTTGGTGGTTCAATGTCCTCACTATCTATAATAGGCTCACAAGTAATAGGAAATACCTGGTCAATATTTCCATTAATTGGTCCATTTTTATTATAACTAATTTTTTCATTATTATCTAATTCAAATTTTTCACTTCCATCGTGGATTTTAAGAGTTTTGAACCATTCTTCATTAATGGATAATGCATCCATTTTTCTAAATACTATAATATCATAAGGACCCCCTGTTGAATTGCTAATACTACCGCTATAAGCATAAAATGGTTTTTTAGGAACTATAGTATCTAATTTAATATTAGCCGTTATTTTATTTTCCAATTTATTTAATATTTCATCTAATACTCCAGAATAAGGTTTACTGATAACAGGAATACATAGTAAAACATTTCCATGAACCAATACTAACTCTGCATCGATTCGCCGACCTGCATAAAGATGTAACGAAGGTTTAAATATATTAATTTGATCCAATTGATATAGTTGATAATTATATTTAATATTTGCCCGACCGGTGAACTGTAAATTGGTACATTCAACAGAATCAAAACTATTTTCTGATTTTCTGCTTATATCGATTCCTTCAGTAGGATATTCCAAAGTTAATTTACATTTTAAATCACATTTATCGGATATATCTATATTTATATTTGCTGGTGTGCTACTCATTAATATAACATCACAATAAAAAAATATAGTGGATTTTATATAGAATGTATCTCTCTCGGAAGAAGATATCTAAATTACTAAATACAAATAATCAAAGTAACAAACGGTTTAAGAAGAGAGAAAGTAACAAAAAAGCTGGTCGCACATTTAGGAACAAAAGAAGAGATGTAAATTTACGAAAAATGTCCTTAAAGCTTAGAAGGAGTAAAAATAAAAAAAAAGTAACTGATTATTATGATAATAGTAGTAGTGATGATGAAGATATAAAGGGCGGTGCTGGTCCTGATGCTGGACCTGGTGCTGGTCCTGATGCTGGACCTGGTGCTGGTTCTGATGCTGGGCCTGAAACTGATGATGCTAATAAAAATGTAGAAACGATATCAATGGATCTTAAATTGCGCGATGAGAAAAAACAGCGTGAGGAGAAAGAACAACGTCTTGATAATGAAGATAAATTAGATTTTGCTGATGTTTATAAATATGAAATAACAGCAAATAGTGGAAAGAAACTAGATGAACAGATTAAAAAATTAGAGGCACGTGTTAAAGCAATAAACAAAGCAAATGAGGAAGCTATACAAAGAAGGACGATTATAGAGGCTGTAGTAAAAGTATTAATTGCATCTAAGCGAGAGTTAACTGAAAGTTCATCAAAATCTATAACAGGTAAAAAAAAGACAGATAAAAATAAAAAAATGGATATTAATGATGAAATTAATAATATGACTAAAATTAAAAAAGATATTGACAAAGTAATAAAAAAATACGAAACAATTAAGCAGTCATATAAAAATGATTTGGAAAGTATTAATAAGTATAGAGAAAGGAGTATATATTATGAATATACTGAACCAAAAAGTAGAATTACATTTTATGCTTCTTCAGTGGAAGATTTTGAAAAAGATTATGATGAACGTAGAGCAGTAAAACTTATATTTCCTGTCTATAGTAGTGAACCTTTTTATATAGAAAAAGAGTTTGTTGGTAATGATTTAATTAATAAGATTAAAGATAATATTAAATACGAAACAGGTTTTATTTTTAAGAAAAAGACTAATATTCCTAAGGAAATCATGAAAATGATAAATGATTACAATGTAAAATCAGGTGAATTGATAGAGGAGGATACCAAGTTAGATGCAGCCGTTGATTCTATTAGTTCCGAAACAGATGAAAAAAGTGCAGAAAATATATATGAGGATAAACGTAGAGAAGATGTTGATACAACAGAAATGGATAGAGTTCGTGAGGAGCGACAGATTAGTGAAGATTCAGAAACAGCACGCGATGAGGCAGTGCAACAAAGAAATGCAACTCGCGATACTGGTGCTAAAGGTGGTGGTGGAAATACAACTGGTATTGGGTGGGGTGGGACACCAACAGTGGTTAGTACATTAACAAGAAAGGGTGAAGAACTCATATATCCAATAATTTTAAAATTATACAGCGCCAATAATAAACAAGAAAGTGATGAAGAAAAACGAGAAAAACTAGCCCGCGCCGCTGAGGCTAGGGCTAATGCTGATGCAACGAATTTAGTTCAAAAAGCTATTGAGGGGCAAACTAATGAAACTAGAAAAATAGAACAAGCAAAATCCAAGGAAGAGCTTGATAACGTAATAAAAACCAATCAAGAAGAGTCAGTAGTATCATTAGCCGAATTGGAACTATATTTAGAAGAAGCAGGCATTGATTCTGATAAAGAATCAGATAAAATTAAATTAGAATTATTAGAAAAATTAAAAAAATTAAAAGAAGAAATTAAAAAAAAAAATAGACAAATGATAAAAGATAAAATAAATGAATTAAAAAAGGAAAACTCTAATAATACTCAGGATAACAAAGGGTTAGGTGGTGCTAATCCTAATCCTAAGACAAACACTTCCGGAGTAATTAGCGGCACCGGACTTACTGCAGTCCAACTCGGTGCCGTTGACACCGAATCCTCCGCTGCGATCGCGGAAACTGAAGCAAAAAGTAAATTAGAAGTAGCGCAACAACAACAAGACCTAGCAAAAGATATACAACTATTTAAAAAATTTGACCCAGAGAGAAAACTGTTGTATTATACCAATAAAAATGCACTTTTAAGTAAAATAATTCAATTAGCCTCAAATGGTTTATCAATAATGGAACAAAAAAAAGGTAAAGAGTTTAAAGTTACTGAAAAAAAAAATATAGAACCTCTCAAAAAACTAATAGGTGAATATAAGAAACTAGTAGAAAAGGTTGAAGACACTAATATATCGATAGATGCAGACGAATTATTAAGTATAGATAAATCATTAGAAGAACAGTTTGGAGATAATATAAATGAGTTATTACAAAATCTGCAAAGAATGGATTCCGAAATTAAAAATAATGAAAAAGAATCTTTTATTAAAGGCGGCGCCTCGACGAGCTCGCGGACGAGGGGCGAGGTGGCGAGCTCGGGAGGTTCTATCAGTAAAGCTCTCGGCACAGCCACCTCCATCGCCGCCACCGCCACGGGTTTGACGGCGGGCGTCGTTGCTGGTAATGTCCCTCTAGGAGTAGTATCGGCTGCAGGGTTAGTAGCAAGTCCATTTTATTTGTTTACAAAGTCACAGATTGTCGAAGACTACTATGGTGGACCGATTGAATTAAGATCTTCATTCTATATTTCTGCAGCAAGTAAAATTAATGAATCCGTAGGAGATTTTTTTAAAACGGCATATAAATTTGGTCCTAATGGTAAACCTTTAAATACAGATATATTGAAAATGAGTGGTGATAGCACTGATACAATGATTAAGTATTTGAACTTTGTTTCTGGAAAAAATAAATCGAGTGATGTAGATAGTAATATAAATAATTTATTTGGTGGTGGTTCTTGGCGGACATCGAGAGATTTGATGAAGAAGGAAGAAACTCTTAATACTTCTGATGGGCTAGGGATAATGCAAGGGTTATCGCTAGGGAGAACTGATACAGCAGGTGACCGAAAGGTAAAAGTAAAAAGGAAAATGGAGAGTAAATATTTTAATGAATTAAAAAGTAAAGCAAAGATTAAAATAGATGATTCATTATTAAAAAATTTAAATAAAATAAATTTGAAAAAATATGAAAAACTCTTTGACGAATTTGCTAATTTAATTGAAGACAAGTTTGAAAATAAACGAAGAGAATTAATAGATGGAATAATTGAAACACGTAAATTATATGAAACTTCGAAGAAAAATTTTTCACAATCGTCATTAAAAGCATCTTTGGACGAATTTGATTTTGATAAATTAACCGACATTTTTAATAATCCACAAGATAAAGAAAAGATAACAGTAGATTATGATACAAAAATTGCAAAATATAGATCTGATATGAATTTGAAGTATGCTAATGAAGTATTACCATTAATTATAAAAATGAGAGGATTACTTCAAATAGCTGAAACATATAGTGGTATGTGTAATGAGTTAGATGAAAATTTTATGAAAGTAGAAGCATTTCAAAATGAGTTGAATTCTTATTATGATTGGTTCCGAAGAAATTCAACTTCTGTAAAAGCTGCTAGAATTATGATAGGTGCGTTTGCAATAAGTTTAATTCTTACTCCTATTCCTGGATTTAATCCAATTTTAACTATGTTGATGACAGAAGTAGGAACAGGAATATATGAATTAATTACAGATTTTTCTCCTGATAATGTTGATGCTGGACAAGATTATGTTACTGCCGAAGAACGCGGACTGCCTACAAAAGGAATTACTGCTGGATTTGAGGAGGGGGCAAGAGATTTTGGGGAATTTATAGAACCGGTTCTTCAACCATTCGACCTGAAGACCTCTATTCCAAAAGCCGCACCTGTTGCAGCAGCCGCAGCCGTGGATAAAGACCCCATATATAATAAACCCTTTCCCATGGATAACGATCAAGACAAAAATAGCTCACTTCAAATAGATGGTGGAGGACTGGGTAATCGTTTAGGATTATATAAAGATAAGGCAACAAATGACACATTTATTGAAACATTATTAAATCATATAATAGGAAAAGATTTACTTGGCTTTAGTCCATTACAGCTAAGAAAAACCAGCCAATTTTATATAAAGAAACCGAAAATAAATATTGAACTTTACATGTATCCATATAAAATATATTACACGTTAAAATTATATAATAAATATAAAGCGGAGGCGGAGGCGGAGGCGGATGTTGGTACCTCCGCAGAAAAGGCAAAAAAAAATTATATCCAAAAACAATCAGAATATTACTATAATCAATTAATGCAAATATTAATGGATAATATACAAGATTTAATAACAAATATAAACACACAAGTTGATAATGTTAAAGATGCTAATATTGAATCTATATATATTAGTGCCCTTGATTTAATTAGAGAATCAGATTCCCCGGCGGGCGGTGCGGCGGAGGCAAAGGAGGAGGAGGAGGAGGAGAAGGACCGCGGACTCGATCCATCGGCTCAGCAAGGGGTGCAGCAGGAGGATCATGCTCCGGCTCAGGCTCCGGCTCAGGCACAGGCTCAGGGCATGGAGCGGACCAATGCTAAAAAACTTAACCTAAAATCTGGTATTGATAATGCTGGTGAAAATAAAAAAAAAATTAAAATAGAATTAATAAAGTTAATATTAGGATATTTTCTTATAAAATTCAAAAACCCTGACCCCCCTGCCAACCCGGAGGGGGCCCCCCCTGCCAACCCGGAGGGGGCCCCCCCTGCCGACCTCACCCCTGACCAGTTTATAGGATCTTTATTTGAGGGAAATGGTTTTAAACCTGAAAAGCTAATAAATCAATTAACTAACTTAAAAAATCAAGAATTCGATAAGATTTTCAATCTAAACCAAAATATTTTTAGCTCAGACCATATTTTAAGTTTTATACCTGATGACCCAAAAGAGCGTGTTGAGATTCCTGATATATCAGATGATGTGAGTGAAGCCAAACAAGTTAAGGAGGCAGCGGCGGAACAAGGGAATAAGATAAAACAGGAGCAGCAGGATAAAGAAAACCTCAAAAAAGAACTCGAAAACAAAATCCAAGAAGGGATAGACAATTCAGACTCAATAGCACTTCAATCTGCAATTTCTAAAGCTAAACGAATTAATAGTAATGATGATGATATTAACTTAACTCAAACTATAGCTGATGCCGAAGCACTATTAGAAAAAATAAAAGAGTCCGAAATTTTTCAGCGAGAAGAGACAAAGCAAGCTAGAGATGCAAATGTGAATATAGCGCAGGCGGAGGCGGCTGCCGCGGAGGCGAAAGCGCTTCAGAATCAGAAATTTGGCGGCTCACGAATAAAATTAAATAAAACACGTAAAAATCGTAGAAGAATTAATCATGGAAAAACACAGAAAGGAGGTAGATCATTATCTCAAAAATACTTAAGAAGAGAAAAAAGAAAAATATTTAGATCACAACTAAATCCATTTAATAGAATTACAAGAAATATTCCAAATATTTCTTCACCTTTTTCACAATTAGCTAATAATATAAAATACAATGGAAGTCTTATGTCTATTGATTTGGATACAAAGTGTCGAAAGATAAATGGTCATATAAGAAGACTTAACAATAGAATATTAATTCTTACCAAATACAGAAATAATATCAGTATGAATAATACTCCGTCCTTTTTTGATAGATTAAATAAAAATTCAATATCCAATATGAAAAAAATAATAAAGAATGATACGGTTGCTGAAAAAATTATGGAAATTAAAATAAATAAAGTAAAAAGACAAATAGATTTAAAACGTGTAAGAGGAGAATTAAGTGAACTAAAAAGAACTTTGAAAGTAAATAAAAGTATTAGCAAACAACTTCCGAAAGAACGTGGAGAAAATACTGCCTTTAGATTACCGAAATCAAAAGCAAGTAATTCAACAATACGGGTTGGAAATAAAAATTTTGTATTGAGTGACGATAATCAACCCATTAAAAATGCTGCAATTAATAGAGAAGTAGCTAATACAGGAGCTAATATAGTAGCTAATACAGGAGCTAATACAGGAGCTAATACAGTAGCTAATACAGTAGCTAATACAGGAGCTAATAGAGGAGGTAGTGGAGTTAGTTCTGACTCCTCATTAACAGAAGATATCAATAAAAATGGTAAAAATTATAATGAAGTTATCATACTGAAAAGGGGAGATGGATATAAATTAATATTAATGATAGATAAAGATTCCGAACCAAATATAATATCAATATCTGATGATATAGGCAGACAATTATCTAAACTAAGCAAAGAAAAAGTAAATCAATACGAGTTGCCTTTTAAGAAAGCGGTTGCAAATGTAAAAGATGAATTAGCCAAGATAAAAAAAACATTATCGTTTAACTTAGAAAAAGAGGTATTAAAGTTAAGTACAGAAAATTCAAAAGTATTTATGAAAGAAGTTTTAGAATTAATATCTAAAATGCGTGACGATTTGGATAAAAAAATGAAAGGCGGTGCATCTCCTGACGACGATGAAGAAAATGATGATACTGATGATACTGATGATATGGAACCAGATGACGATAACGAAGTTAATGATGAGAATCTTGTTGATGATATATTGTCTGTGTTTAATTATTCATTAATATCAGCGTATGCTTTAAATAGTTCGCAAGCAGAAGTGTCAGCTGTAAATAATACAATATCAAATATGATTAATGTTTTAGAAAGTGAAATAAAACCATTAGAGGAAGAAGAGAAAAAATTAACAGCTGCACAAGAAGAAGTAGAAAAATTAGACGAACAGATGAGGGAATTGGAACAGTCTGCAAGTGGAAAATTTTCAATAGCACTTGCGTATAGAGAATTACGTGATAGATATACGAAAACTGAAAAAGAATATAAAGAGAATCTAGAAAAAATTAAAAATAAGAAAAAGGAATTGAAAAAACAACAAAGAAAGCTATTTGGTTTAAAAGAGTCGAGGGAAAAAATAAAGACATTAAAAAATGAAATAAACGATTTAGAAGATGAAACAATAGTAATACTACAGTCTTGTTTTGAATGTATTCTTGACGATAAAAAAAGGGAAGAATATAAAGAAATGCAAAATATGCCTGAAAAAGAAAAATATATGACAAAGATACGCGATAAGAGTAAGTTAATGTCGAGTATGGGTATTCGAAGTAAGAAGAAAGTTTATGACATTGGATTAAAAAATATATATGAATATCATGATGCGTTTACTAATTTCAGAAGAACAATGGGGAGAGATGAATTTGGATATATAACAGATGGGGTAAATGAAATAGAATCAGACTTATATAAAAGAGGCTTACCATTTTTCTATGAAGATAAAATACGAATAGCATTAAAAGAAGATAATCAAGAAGAATTAAAGAAGGTTGTTGCTTTTCTTCAGAGAACAATTTTAAATAACAGTAACTTAGATGAAAGTAATAGGGATGATATTGGACCAATATTTATAAAACAAAAATTGTATAACCAAGAAAGTAATTTGAGCAAACAATATGATATAGCAAGACGAATAGTGGGTAAATTAAAGGATGAGGAGTATGACGCAATAGAAAAAGAATACAATAATGATATTGATTTTGGGTTTTTGGTAGCAACAAAGAAAGCTATGAAACTTCGCGAAGAGACTGGTAGTAAAGGGTTACAAGATAGATTTATATTTAATAAAAGTGATTGGGAAAAATCAACAACCTCAGAAAAAGTGAAAATTAATATAGATAATTTAAATAAAATAGTAGCAAATATACTTGATAGGTCAAAGAAGAAAATACAAAATGATAGTAATAAGATATATGACAAAGATCACATGGAATACTCGAAGGTTTTACTAGGTACAAATATGTGGTTTTTTATGAAATATGATGCTGAGGAGAGGGAGAAAGATTTACTAAAATTACGAAAAATAAAAGATGATATATTTCAAGCATCGTTTAATGTGGTAAAAATAATTGAATATTATAGAAATTCTGGATATGTAGAATTATTAAAAAAAGAAGTAGCAAATGAATATGTAATGTGGGGAAGAAAGAATGTAAGTATATATAATCTCTTACGCAATGAACACACACGAATCATAAATCAATTAAAAACGTATGGAGTAAGGCAGGGAATGGGCAATGATTTTATTAAAAAATATACAGCAACTATTCAACAGAAAGCTAATTTGGCTGCAAGAAGAAGACGATTATTTTCTGCTAAGAAAAGTGAAAATATAATATATGACAGTTATTCTATGGGTGGTCATAGACCGATGATAAATGATAAAACATTGAAAGAAAAATATGGACGAATGGATATAATGACACGTCAACCATTATATGATATAAATGCAGATAGACTACTTAATATCGAAAAGTACTTAGGAGTATACAGTGACAAACTACCCAGTACAAAAAAGAGAGAAATTGAACTAAGTAAATATGGTGAATTAGTAAATGCTTATAGAGAATTAGCTGTGTCAGATAATGATAAGGATCCATGGTCTGGGCTTGCTGAGACTGATAGATTTGAATATATCCAATTACCTATGGAAATTAAATTATTGATTGAATTTTGGAGACGTAATTATGGTGAGGAAAATGCTGTCGAATTAGATGATGATAATATTGAGGAAGGTTTAGAAATTAGAAAGGCAGTATGGGTTAAAAATAATGAAAGTAATTGCAACGATTTATTGAAATGGGAATATAATACATTTGGTCAGTTCATAAGTGAAAATGGTAAAATTTGTTTGGAGAAACAAAGTAATAAACGTCTAGCATCAATTGAAAAAGATGGATGTGATAATTTTAATATATTATTCAATAGCACTGGATTGAAGACATATAAATCTTTATTACCTAGATTAACTAAATATGTAGATAAATGTGCTTCTGAAAATAAATATAATCTAGTTGATGGTTCGACATCACCTGATGGAACACAATTAGATAAAGATATCAGTGTTGACGAGGACGAAACGGCTGTTAAAGTAACAAGTAGAGATTTAGGTACCCAGGGTGAATTAACTTTCAGAATTTTGTTCGATAAGAGCAAAGCATCTGCAGATATGGTTGGGGATTTGGGAAGTGATAACACTTATTACTGGCAAAACTTTTCGGATGTAATGAAACAATTAAAATCAACAACTCCATTAGCAGAATCAAATATAAAGATTAAAACAGATGAACCTTCAGAAGTAGCACAAGGGACAACTACTGAAAAAAAGTCAGATGAAGATGCGGATAAATCAAAGGTAGATGAAGATGCGGCTAAATCAAAGGCAGAAGAAGATGCAGGTAAAACAAACACAGATGAAGATGCAGCTAAAACAAAGGCAGGCGAAGAATCAGATGAAACAAAGGCAGAAGAAGAAACAGATGAAACAAAGGGAAGCGAAGAATCAGATGAAACAAAGACAGACGAAGAATCAGCTAAAACAAAGACAGACGAAGAATCAGATGAAACAAAGGCAGATGAAGATGCAGCTAAATTAAAGGCAGATGAAGATGCAGCTAAATTAAAGGCAGATGAAGATGCGGCTAAATTAAAGGCGGAAAATGATAAAAAAATAAGTGATTTACAAGAACAATTAAAAAAGCAAAATATTACAAAAGAAGAAAAAAATAAATTACAGAAAGAGTTAGAGAATGTTAATAAAGAAAAAATAGATCTTAGTAAAAAACTAGAAGATACTGGTTCTGAAAACAAGAATCTTGCTTCTGAAAATTCGGAATTACAGATTAAATTAGATGAAGAAAAAGCTAAAGCGATGGCTGAATTACAAGAAAAAGCTAAAGCGATTGCCGAATTAGAAGAATTAAAGTTAAAGGATGCGAAAAGCAATGAAGAAAGAGACGCCTTACAAAAATCATTAGATGAAGCTAAAAAATTACAATCTGACGCGCAAGAAGAGATTAAAAAAGCAGAAGAAGAAAAAAAGAAGACAGAAGAATTATTAGAAAAAGAACGACAATTAAAAACAGCAAGCGAAGAAGACAAACAAAAATTACAAGATGAAATTGATAATAAAAAAAAAGAATTAGAAGATAAAAGAGCAGAAATGGAAGCTTCACAGAAAGAATTACAAGACAAATTGGAGAAAGTAGAAGCTGATAAGAATGCGGTCGAACAAGAAGTTGCTAAAAGAAAAACATTCACGGGTAGGTTCATGAGAGGCGGTTCTAAAAAGCGCAAATATTCCTTCAAGAAGTTACCGAAGCGTAAGAGACGTAACAATAAATCGAATAAGACCCAAGCAAAAAAACGCGGTAAACGATTGAATCGCACCAAAAAAATGAGTCGTTAATATATGAAGCACATTATTACGATATCGGAAATGGCATTAAATAAATTAGGAACAATTTTAAAAGAACATAATAAATTGGCAATACGGTTTTCAGTAAAAGGTGGTGGTTGTAATGGATTTAATTATCAATTAAAACCAACAAATAAGCCAGCAGAAAAATTAGACGAAGTAGTTAAAATCGACAATGTAGAAATTCATGTTTGTAATAGTAGCATAATGCATTTATTAGGAACAAAAATAGATTGGACCGAAGACATAATGGGTCAAGGATTTAAATTTGAAAATCCGATGGCTCAATCCAAATGTGGCTGTGGGACATCTTTTAGTAGTAAAGCTTTTTTATAGTTAATTGATTAACTATAAAAAATTTAAAAATAACATTATAGATAAATAATGAATAAACTTACTTCATTAACAACGATTGAAAACAAAACAATTTTAGTTCGCGTAGACTTAAACGTCCCTGTAGATGATGACGGTAATATTACAGATAATACTAGACTTATAGAGACATTACCAACAATAAAGTGTTTACAGGAAAAGGGTGGTAAAATAGTCCTAATATCTCACTTTGGTCGCCCTAAACCAATATATGATAATAATGGTAATATAATCGATGAAGAATTATATCAAAAGCAAATAAATAATCCAAAACATATCAATATGTTTCAAAATATAATTATTGCGTATTTAGATAACAATATTATTGTAAAAAAAATAAAAAAATGTATAGGAGATGAAGTAATAGATGAGATAAATAATATGAAGCAAAAAGACATTATTTTATTAGAAAATGTTCGTTATTATGTTGGTGAGACCGAAAATAACCCTTTATTTTCGGAGAATTTATCAAAAGGGATAGACATTTTTGTAATGGATGCTTTTGGAACATCTCATAGGAAACATTCCTCTACATATGGTGTTAAGGATTACGTAAATATAAATGTTATGGGATTATTAATGGAAAAAGAGATAAAATATTTAGATTTAATTATGGAATCTTCTGAAAAAAAAATAACGGCTATCATAGGTGGTAGTAAAGTATCGAGTAAATTTGATGTATTGACTTCAATGATAAAACGTTGTAATAAGATTATTATTGGTGGTGGGATGGCAAATACATTTTTAAAGGCACGCGGTTATGATGTAGGAAAATCATTAGTAGAGGACGATTTACTAGATAAAGTAAAATTATTAGAAGAAGAAGCAAAGTCAATAGGCGTGGAATTATTGCTTCCAATAGATCTGGTTACGGCAAATGAATTTTCACAGAATGCATTGGTACGAATTATAAATATCGGTGAAAAGTGTAGTGATATGATGATATTGGATGTGGGTTTAAAGAGTATAAATCAGTTTAAGGAACATTTACAGAGTAGTGATATAATAGTATGGAATGGCCCATTAGGAGTATTTGAAATAGATATATTTTCACATGGTACTAAAGAAATTGCGTTATTATTATCACAATTAGCTGAAACTAAAACAGTAATAGCTGGAGGTGGAGATAGTATAGCAGCAATAAATAAATATGAATTGGCTGACAAATTTACGCATATATCTACTGGTGGTGGTGCAATGTTGGAATATTTGGAAGGTAGGTTTTAAATATAATAAAATTAAATATATTAATTAACATATAGAAATAAGTTAATAGTAAATGTAATGGTGAAATTAGGAATAAACGGTTTTGGGCGAATTGGTAGATTAGTTTGCAGAATTGCAATGGAACGTGATGATATTGAAGTTGTTGCCATAAATAATCCATTTATGGATATTGAATATTTGGTATATTTATTTAAATATGATAGTGTTCATGGAAAATATAATAAAGAAATTACAGTAAATGGTGATAAAATTGTTATTGGGGAAAATGAAATTAAAGTATATGGTGAAACTGACCCATCTAAAATTCCTTGGAAAGAACATGATATTGATGTAGTATGTGAATCGTCTGGTATGTTTACTACTACGGAGGCGGCTTCCAAACATCTAGAAGCAGGGGCAAAAAAAGTGATTATTTCTGCTCCTCCGAAAGATGATACACCAATGTATGTAATGGGTGTGAATCATGACAAATATAATGGGGAAAATATTATTTCTAATGCTTCGTGTACAACAAATGCACTTGCTCCCCTTGTTAAAATAATTAATGATAAATATGGTTTTATTGAAGGACTGATGACGACAATTCATGCAGCAACTTCTAATCAGCAAGTGGTGGATGCTCCTAGCAAGGGTGGAAAAGATTGGCGTGCTGGTCGGTGTGTATTAAATAATGTGATTCCTGCCTCTACAGGTGCAGCAAAAGCGTGTGGAAAGGTATTGCCTGAGGTTAATGGAAAATTAACTGGTATGGCATTCCGCGTTCCTACTGCTGATGTCTCGGTAATTGATTTGACTTGTCGGATTAAAGAAAAAATAACGAAGGATGAATTAGTAAAAACTATTTGCGAATATGCAGATACTACTATGAAAGGTATTTTGGGATATACTGATGAAGAAATGGTATCATCAGATTTTATTCATAATTCTCAATCAAGTATATTCGATATTAAAGCAAGTATTATGCTAAACGAGTCCTATATGAAAATTGTAGCTTGGTATGATAATGAATGGGGTTATAGTAATAGATTGGTAGATATGTGTAGTCATATCAATAAAAATGTTTCAGCCTAAGTGTATTATGTAAATAAATAAAAAAATTATTTATTTACAAAAATTATTAATCAATAAATATGTTATTATAGATGAGGTATATATTGCATTGTATTGTTTTCATACATAGTAACTTTAAAAGCGTCATTATATCCCTCTACATAAACCGTATCACCATTATACATTGAATCGCATCCATATTCATTGGTGCAACTGCGCCCTTTATGTGTAATAGGTAATTTAATCATATTATTTTTATCGGTCATGGTGTAATAATTCCATTTATCACGATTAGTAAACAATGGTTTTCCCATTAATGGTAGTATATTCTCTCCGTCTCCGTTCAAACGTGTTAGAATACCAACTTGTCTGTAAGAGGCATTAACCGATTGAGTAGGAATATTAATGGGAACCCCACGTGGGTCTAAATTATTTACAGGATTAACTCTATCGTCTTTCAGAGGGGCATTATACGGATTCATTAACACATCGTTTTCAAGATTTGAAAAACTATATGATGCACGTGGATATATTCCTGATGTATTTCCGTTTTCCTTAACAATAATCTTATTATTTTGGTTATATTTAAAAGTATTCATTTTTAAGTATAAAAATACACCACCCACAATGATTAATACAAATAATATAGTTACATTTTCAACACATATTACGCCAGGAGGGCAACGTTTTGGCATTATATATTATTATATTTTTTTATTTTATAGGATTTCAATACTTATAAGTATTCACTAGTTATAAGTATTCAATGCTTATAAGTATTCAATGCTTATAAGTATTCAATGCTTATAAGTATTCGTTGTTTATCCTAATTGGCTAGTCATTTCTTCTATTTTTTCTTTAGTATTTTTGTTGTCTTTGCTAAGTATTCCTAATTTTTTAATCATACCTTCAGCGCTGCTTAACATAGGTTCAAGTCTATCAATATTTTTCATTAATTTGTCTTGTTGATTGGCTAATTTTTGCGTTTCATCGGACATTTTATTGATTGCATCCGATTCAAGAAGTTTATCTAAATGATCGTAAGCAGCTTCAAGAGTACCAGCTGAATCTATTTTCGATTTTTTACCGTTCGGAGGGTAATCGGCGGGTTGGAGCGGAACAAGACCTTCTTTTTCCTCTTCCTCTTCTTCATCCTTTTCTTTCTCTTCCTCTCCCTCCTTTTTATCTTTGTGTCCTTCCATACCTTCCTTAAATTTAATAGTTAATCTTGAACTAGCAAAAAGATTAGTGACAACAATAGCGGTAAGTAATACAATAATCATATTATTACTAAAATAAGTAGTTAAGAATCCTACAAGGACAAATAACATAACTGCTTCAAATTCTCTCATCATTAAATAACCGAAAGCATTTACAACGGCAATAAATAAAACAAAGTATAAAAAGGTTTTATTTTTCATAAGCGACTTTAATTTCATTATATAATTATAATAGAAAAAATTGATTGATAAATTATTAACATTTATGAATTATTAACATTTATAAATTATTAACATTTATAAATTATAAACTTTGATAGATAAATTATATAACAATGGTTTTAAAATTAGTAATTTCCGAAATACATATTCCTGATTTGCATGGATTTATGGAACATAGTAGTGAACAAATATTTATGAATTACATAGTAACAAGTATTATAGAATTGGAGGACTTTTATAGTTATGACTATTTGGATGAGATCGCCATACTAAATGAATGTTATGACATATGGTTGATAGATAATATACGAACCTTAACAATTAATGAAAATATTTCAATAAATGTTTATGGAATACATCATCCGTATATTAGAAACTACGTAAATATAATAACAAATGATGATTATATTAAAGTAGATATTGCCGACGTGGAAGAATTAGAAGGAGAAGAGATGGTTGCATATCATAAAACATTTTGGTTGCGAATAATACAGCGGAAATGGAAAAAAATATACAAAGAACGATGCCAAATAATCGAAAAACGAAAACGGACGAAAACACTAAATATGCGAAATTTATATGGAAAATGGCCTAAAGGTTTATGTAATATTCCAAAATTATGTGGAATGTTAAATAATTTATAAAATCAAATAATTTATAGAATCAAATAATATTTATAAAATTAATATTTGGATTTTCTTCGCGACTTTTTGGATTTTTTACTTTTTGAAGGACTTTTTGATTTAGTTTTTGATTTCGTCTTAGTTTTTCTACGGTTTTTGGGTGTTTTGTAACGATAACCGCCTTTTTGGCCGCCACCTGTTGTCGACTGCCGCCCCTGAATACTTTCAACCATTCTTGTCACATTGCCTTGAGTAGGAGGAGGAGGAAGTTCGTCAGGGCCTTGGGTGTTTAATCTTTGTTGTACCTCGCTGTTTTTAGCAATTATAGCATTTGTAATTTCTTGAATTTCATTATTATTTGTATTGATTGTCTGAATAGCTTGTGTTAATTTACTTTTTATAATATCTTTTTCACGATTAATATTTTCCAGTTCATCTTCCTTTTGTTTTATTCTTCTCTCTAGATCTTCGATATTTTGATCCTTAGTATTATTTTCTTCTTGTGCTTTCCGCAATTCTTCTTGTAATTCTTGTATTCGCTGTGACTCTTGATTTTCTTGCTGTCGTAAAGAGTCATATATATCAAGAAGATTACTTATATTATTACTTAATCTATTCCATTCATCGCGTAATGATGATCTATTCGTGTCCATTTGGTTTAAGGATGCCTCAAATTGATCAATATCCTCCATATTTAATATAACATTAGAATTTAATCTAATATATTATCCATCTCTTCATTTACTTGTCTCATCTCTCTAATTATTCTTCGTTGGTCGTGTTGCATTTCACATAATTTACTATTAGCCATTTTGTTTTCAGTGGTTATTTTATCTATATAGTCATATAGAACGCGAAGTGCCTCATACTGTTCTTCTTTTTGTTCCTTAATACGACTGTAGTAACTTTTGTAATCTTCTACAACTCCTTCTAAGAAATTGTTTTCGGCGGCTGTGTGTTGTAGGGCTTTGTAACGCGTCATTAATTTTTTTTCCTGATTGGCCGCTTCTTCGCGTAAATGTTGAATCATTTTATCACGATTTGCTAAATCGGTTGCTAAATCATTCATATTATTATACTATTATTAGAATAAAATAATATTTATGACGTAAATAAGTAATATTATGTATTCAAATCTCCAAAATAAGCAGTTATAAAACTAATAAGTAAATTACTGAATCCATATAAAAAATCTAAGCTAATAATATTTAGGATGTCAAAACAGCAAGTTGAACCTTTACTCGTAGAAGACGAAAACCGATTTGTAATGTTTCCAATTCAAGACCAATCTATATGGGAAATGTATAAAAAACAAGTAGATTGTTTCTGGCGCGCCGAGGAAATTGATTTATCGAAAGATCACGCAAGTTGGGACACGTTAAATGATGACGAAAAATTTTTTATTAAAATGGTAATAGCTTTCTTTGCAGCTTCTGATGGAATTGTACTGGAAAATCTGGGTGTTCGTTTTATGACAGAGGTTCAGTTGGCAGAAGCAAGAGCCTTTTATGGTTTTCAGATTGCGATGGAAAATATTCATTCGGAAGTATATTCGTTGCTTATCGATAGTTACGTAAAGGAAGAAAAAGAGAAGGAAGTATTATTTCATGCAATTGAAAATTTTCCCTGTATTAAAAAGAAGGCTGATTGGGCTATTAAATGGATTAATGATAAGAGGTCGTCATTTGCTACACGTTTGGTAGCGTTTGCGTGTGTAGAAGGAATATTCTTTTCGGGAGCATTTTGTTCTATATATTGGTTGAAAAAGCGAGGAAAAATGCCTGGTTTGACGTTTTCCAATGAACTGATTTCGCGCGATGAAGCACTTCATACGGAATTTGCTGTTTTGTTATATAGTAAATTGGTTAAAAAATTACCGAAGAAAAAGATAGTTGAAATGATAGAGGAGGCTGTGGAGATTGAAAAGGAGTTTATTTGTGATGCGCTTCCATGTAGACTAATTTCGATGAACTCTAAGTTAATGAGCCAATACATTGAATTTGTAGCCGATCGTTTAATTGTTCAGTTAGGCTATGAAAAAATTTATAATGCTACATGTCCATTTGATTTTATGGAGCAAATATCAGTGGAAGGTAAAACTAATTTCTTTGAAAAACGAGTAGGTGAATATGCATTAGCCAACAAAGATAAGGATGATACCACATTTGATTTTGCTGATTGTGAGTTTTAATAAAATATTTTATTATTTTAAATGCTAAGAATTATAAATAATAAAATTTTATATATATCAAAAAGGTGTTATCATAAACGAATAATTGAACATTACGAAAATCCACGAAATGTAGGTTCTTTTAATAAACAAGATAAAAATGTAGGAACAGGTTTAGTAGGCGCTCCAGCTTGTGGAGATGTTATGAAATTGCAGATTAAAGTAGAAAATGGGAAAATAATAGATGCCAAGTTTAAAACATTTGGATGTGGCTCAGCTATTGCTTCTAGTTCATATGTTACTGAAATTATAAAAGGGAAATCAATTGAAGATGTAAATGTTAGTAATTTAGAAATAGCGAGTTATTTGAAATTACCACCGGTAAAATTGCATTGTTCTATGTTGGCCGAAGATGCCATTAAATCAGCTGTTATAAATTATAAGGAAAAACAAAATAGTTAATTGCTTAATATATATATAGTAATGGAGAATATTAAACGAAATAAATGGTTAATAGATTATGTAACAGCTGCTTCACAATCGATAGGACCCACCGGAGCTCGTGGTATTGAAGGACCTCAAGGTCCTACTGGTCCACCTAAAGGCCCACAGGGAGATACTGGTCCACAAGGTGTAATAGGTCCACCGGGAGGTCCAATCGGACCTATTGGGCATAGTGGCCCTACGGGTCCTACAGGCCCTACTGGCCCTATTGGCCCTGCTGGCCCTGCTGGCCCTGCTGGCTCTGATGGAAAGGAGGGCCCTCGGGGTCCTGATGGCCTTCGGGGTCCTGATGGCCCTTCTGGTTCTGATGGTAAAGATGGCGAGCAGGGATCTGATGGCCCTACCGGTCCTTCTGGCGGTAAAGGAGATGATGGACCACAAGGACAAACAGGCCCTCAGGGAGAACAAGGAATCAAAGGAGACACGGGTGTTCAGGGTGTAACTGGTCCGGGTGGAGCTGCAAATCACGAAGTTCGTTTTTTTAATCTATTTGATAATTCTTATGCAACTATAGAAAGCACTTTAACAGGACCATCTGAACCGACTCCATGGGTATGTGATCAAACGGTATTATTAACAAAAGGTGATGTTTTGTTCCATGATATTCGAGTCAGTGGATATATTACACCTGAATATGATTTTGATTGGCCATTAGGAGGACATAAGTGGATACTACAACGTTCTGAGAAAACAGACGCAAACCTAGGAGTGGATTCGGACTGGTATTGGGATAATAGCAATAATGTAGCAAATAGGGAGTTTAAACATACTTTTAATACTCAAGGCGATCACGAAGAAACAGTTTATTCCATGACCGAAACAATACCATACGATGTTTCTTATAATAGGTGGCGGTGCGATTTTAGTGGTGTTGGTGGTTTAAATAATATTGATGATAGACTAACATGGACCGTTACAAAAATCACAAACAGTAATTATTGGACACCTACGACAGATTTGGATGTAAATGTGGATATTATAGGTAAACTAAATGTTGGTAATTTGAACAATACAGCACATACACAAGCATCAACATTGGATGTAAGTGGAGATGTTTCAATTAGTGGAAAATTAATAGTAGATGGTGCAATTGCCTCTGAAAATATTAAATTAAATCAAGAAATAGAATTAATAAAAATTTTTGATAATTCATATGCTACAACTAGCAATGGAATGGATATAGTGAACGCGACGCCGTGGATACAACACCAAAATGTATTATTTGGTAGTGGTTCAATACTATTTCATAATATTAAAGTAAGTGGATTTATTTCTAAAAAATATGATTTTACATGGCCAGAAAATGGACATAGATTTATATTACAACGCTCAACTGACGAAAACCTAACAAGTAGTGATACAGGTTGGTACTGGGACACTGATTTAAATATAGATTTTAAAGATTTCAAACATACATTTAACACACAGGGAGAACACGAAGAATCTACATTTTCAATGTCCGAAACCGTTCCGTATGAAATAAGTTATAATAGTTGGCGCTGTGATATTAGTGGCGATGGTGGTCTTAATAACATTGATGATAGATTAACATGGACTATTACAAAAATAACTAGTATACCCTATTTTACACCGATAGAACAGAATTCACTCATTACATATGATATTAGTAGTAACGGTGTGAGTTCATTTAATGATATTTCTGTAAATAGTATTAATGCCTTAAATAATGGAGGAATTATTACATTAAATAATACTTTAGTAGGTGATATTAGTAGTAGTAAATTAACAGATATTAGTAATATTCTTACTGATTTATTGGCAACAGTATATGATTTATCGGATGCTTATCATTCACACTCAACACATTAATAAATTACAAAAGAATCATTTTAATATTACCTAATGTTATATTAAAATGAGTGGGAGACAAACTAATATCCCAGCTATGAGAATTTCATCAGGTAGTAATAATGAAAGAATATCTGATGCTTCTTATGGTCATATTAGATATAACACTGAGGAACACTATTTAGAAATATACCATAGCGACTCTAATAATCCTACGGGATGGAGAGATTTAATTACTAATAATCGAGATAATGTTGATATTAGTGGGTTATTGGTAGGTGATGATGCATCTTTGAATATTTTTTTAAAAGTACCCGACATGTCTACTAATACAATCCATGCATTAAATGGTAATGTAATTACGTTTACTGAAGATGTATCTATGAATGGAGGATTAATGATAAGCGATATTTGTGTAAATAATATTAAGGCGTTAAATGGTGGAAAAATTATAATTAATAGCGATTTATCTATAAATAATAAATTAACTGGAACAGAAGCTTCTTTTAATATGATATCTGTTCATCAATTATTTGGTAATTCACCGATTGAAGTGATGGATGATATATCATTTAATGGAGATATTTCGTGTAATAATATTGTATTTTCAGGTGTTATTAAAAATGCTGCAGGGGAGGAAGTAGGAGCAGCTTTAGATGTTGCATTGATGAAAGAATCAGTTGTCGATACTTCTTTCGAAAAAATATCATGGTTGCGATTTGATAAAGATTCATATTTTGATCTTAGTGATGGAGGTGGTATTGATTCAAGTTATATAGATATTAAAATTACAGGCATCAGTGATATCTCAGCACACGTGAGTGACCTATCCATTAATTTTATAGACTTGTCGAAGAATTTCCATGACTTGTCAGGCACATACTATGAATTGTCCGGTGCTGTAACGAAAAACATTACAAGTATCGGTGATATCTCAGCACACGTGAGTGACCTATCCATTAATTTTATAGACTTGTCGAAGAATTTCCATGACTTGTCAGGCACATACTATGAATTGTCCGGTGCTGTAACGAAAAACATTACAAGTATCGGTGATATCTCGGCACACGTAAGTGATTTGTCCATTAATTTCATAGACTTGTCGAAGAATTTCCACGACTTGTCAGGCACATACTATGAATTATCTGGTGCTGTAACGAAAAACATTACAAGCATCGGTGATATCTCAGCACATGTAAGTGACCTATCCATTAATTTTATAGACTTGTCGAAGAATTTCCATGACTTGTCAGGCACATACTATGAATTATCCGGTGCTGTAACGAAAAACATTACAAGCATCGGTGATATCTCAGCACATGTAAGTGACTTATCCATTAATTTTATAGACTTGTCGAAGAATTTCCATGACTTGTCAGGCACATACTATACGCTTTCAGGTGATGTAACAAAAAACATTACAAGTATAGGTGATATCTCAGCACA